GAATACTCTGATGACCATTCTGTATGGGAAAGGGCAGCAGTAGAATACACACAAATTATGTGCATGGCTCAACAGATAGATAGTGATTATAAAATCTTTAATGAGTATGCACCTGATGAATATAAACAAGGAGAGAAAAAATGAGTAAATTAAGATATGTGCCAAAAACTAAAAAAGATAAATTAATAAATGAAATTATGAATTTACAACAATCTTATGCCTTTGGAGATAATGCAGAAATATTATATCAAATGGACGAAGATGAATTGTTTGATGAGTTATGTGATATAAAATCTATGTTATTAGAAGCAGAACATAATTCTATATAAGGAGAGTAAACATGACTGAACAAGATAAGTTTCAAGTAGGTTATGAAATAGGTTGTGATGTATTCACAGAGTTAGCTAAAAACTTTAAGAATGAAGTAACCAAAGATGAAGTTGCTGGGGTATTATCAGCAGTTATCGGTGGCTTTTATGTAACCATGCCTGAAGAAGTGATAGACTCTATCATTGAGTTTTCTAAAATAAATGGCAAGGAAAATGCAAAAGAGTATTTAGAACAAAAGGAGAATAAACAATGAAAGAAATAATGCCACACATAATTGTATTTTTTAGCATAGTAGGATTTTTATTATTAATTTAAGGAGATAAAATGCAAGACTTAACAATGACAGGTGTATTGCCGTATTTTGACAATTCACAATCTAAACTAGCAACACAATTAGGAGTATCTAGACAAGCCGTCAACACATGGCTAAAAAACGATAAGATACCTTTATTAAGAATGTATCAGATAAATGAAATTATTGCCGATATACAAAAGGATAATATGAGTGAGTGAGTTTAATGCAGGTGAAATTATAGCCGAATTAACCATTGACAGTGATAAGATTGATGAACTAACAGGTGAGTTAGAACAAAAATTCTCTATCATAACCACAGATGATATTCGCAAGGATATTCATAGTTGGTATCGTGGTGGTATCAAAAAAGGTAATGGGCTAGGGTTTCATCATACAAACGAGGGATTTCTCATAAGACCACATGAAATTACAGTGGTATCAGGCACAAATGGTTCAGGCAAGACCATGTGGTTATCACAGGTAGTGTTAAGCCAATTACAAAGTGGCACAAAGTGCATTATAGCCAGTCTAGAAATGCACCCTATATACACTTGTAGCCGAATGATGACACAGTTAGAAGGTCATGCAGATGTTACAGACGATTGTATTAATAAGTTTGTGGATATGATGAAAGATAAACTATATATTTACAATCAAGCCAATGTAACTAAAACAAGAACCATCTACGCTATGATTGAATATGCTTATAATATTCTAGGTTGTAAAGTTATAGTGATAGATAGTTTGATGAAGATGAATGATATTGCAGAGGATAATTATGATGCACAGAAGAGGTTTGTAGACCAATTGACTTCACTATGCCGTAGATACCCTATACATATCTTTCTAGTGGCTCATACAAGGAAATTGCGTGATGCGTATGAACACCCATCTAAAAATGATGTGCATGGCAGTAACCACATTGTCAACCTTGCAGACAATCTATTAACTGTGTGGAGAAATAAAATGAAAGAAAAACAAATGGAGGATAATAAACTATCAGATGAACAAATAAGAAATATTCCTGATGCTAAAGTCTTTGTGCAAAAGCAGAGAAACTATATTGGGGATAATGGAGAACCTACTTTTAACTTTTACTATGACCGAAAGGGCATGAGATATAAGGATAGACCATGACAGTAAATACTATGACAATCAATGAAATGATAAAGAAATTAAAAGAACACTTTGGTGATGACATACAATACAAAGCCGTATCTAAAGACGGAAAAGTCTTTAAAACTCAAGGGTTTGATGATTATAAGAAAAGTATTGACAGTCGCAATAAAGTGTAATATATTGTAAATACATATTAACAAGGAGAGTAAATATGAGTAATGCAAAAGAGCAGTATCAACAACAATTAGAATATCTAGAATTTGAAAGACTATGTGTAACTAATAGTATTCAGGATATAAAAGATTGTATTCAGCGTATAGATGATAGAGAAGCAGAATACCATCAACAACAATTACAGCAACAAGAATTAGAACAACAGGAGAGTAATAATGGCAACAGCATTGGTTAGAATGCAACATAACAAAGAGCTTGTTGGTATATTTGCATATCCTGATAAACATACTTTGTTTCATTGGGTAGATGAATGTGTATCTCCATTTGAAACAGAATATATGGTTCTTGATGTTGGTGGTTTATATTTTCCTACTAGCGTTGGTTCTGTGATGGGTGATGATGAAATAAAAAAAACAACAGCATACAAAATGGGAGTAGCATATGCAAAACATTTTCATGGTGTAGTTTCATCTGATGCTGATTTAGATGGATATGATTATTATTATGGAAATAATGAAGAATTTAAAAATGGTCATTTAAGCGAAATAGTTTATAGGCAATTAGATAATAAAAAATGGAATACATTTACAAGAAAGGATTTATGGGGGAAAGATTATGAGTAAAGAAATTAAAAGCAAGTTTCAAGAATTAAGAGTATTAGATGTATCTAAATACATAGAGAAAAAAGGACAGTTTAACTATCTAGCATGGGCACACGCTGTAGATATATTGCTACAACATGACCCAAGTGCAACATGGGAATACCATGAGCCACAAGTCTTTAATGACAGTATGATGGTAACATGCACAGTCCATGCCTTTGGTAAAAGTATGACCATGCAATTACCAGTGATGAACTATAAGAACCAAGCTGTAAAGAACCCTGATGCTATGCAAGTCAATACGGCTATGCAAAGATGTTTAGCAAAAGCTATTGCCTTACATGGTATTGGCTTATATATCTTTCAGGGTGAGGATTTAGCAGACCTAGACCCATTAGATTTAATTAAGAATGTATATGCAACACAAGGCATAGAAGGTGCTAGAGCCGTTTATAATAAGATGGATAATGATGCTAGACAAAAGTGTCAGCCATTCTTGGAGGAGATAAGGAATAACAACAAGGAGAGTAATGATGGAACAAAGAACTGAAGAATGGTTTAAGGCTAGGTTAGGTAAAGTTACAGCATCCAATCTAGCGAATGTAACAGCATCAACAAAGTCAGGCGAATCTAGTTATCGTAGAAACTACAGACACCAATTAGTGACAGAACGATTAACAGGTAACCCTACAGAAGTATATATTAACCAAGCCATGCAACATGGTATAGATACAGAAGATGAAGCTAGAGACTTCTATGTATTTAAATACAATGATGTAGAGGAAGTGGGCTTTATAGACCACCCTACTATAGACATGGCTGGTGCTAGTCCAGATGGATTAGTCGGTGATGATGGCGTAATTGAAATAAAGTGTAGACAGCCACAGAACCACACAGAAACATTAATCTCGAACCAAATACCGAGCAGATACCGATTGCAGATGTTTTGGCAAATGGCATGCACAGGTAGGAAGTGGTGTGATTATGTGTCGTATTGTCCCTCATTCCCTGAAGAACTAAAGATGGTGGTGATTAGATTGGAATGGAATGATGAGCAAATTAAATTACTTGAAGAAGAAGTAATAAAGTTCTTAACGGAAGTTGAGGATACTGTTAAATTTATTAAGGAGAATAATAATGGCTAAAAAGCTATACGATATTGCCGTTGCAAATGGTAGTTATACAGATGTAGAAGGCAATAAAAAGAACCGATATGCAAATATTGGAGTAGTAATGCAGACGGATGATGGTAATGCGTTTGCAATTTTAGAAAGAAATGTCAACCTTGCAGGATTTCCTTATGATGCAGAAAAAGGTAACTCTGTGATAGCTTCTTTATTTCAACCTGATGCACAAACTAGAGGTCAGAAACAGACACCTAATAGTGCGAGTGAAATGAAAGATGACATCCCATTCTAAATTTATTTATCGCTATATACCACAAGCGAATCTAAAGTATTTGCCTAAAAATGCAGTTGCTATCGGTGGTGTTAGAGGTAGAAAAGGTATTGTGAGGGTAAGATTTGATTGGGATTGGGTGAAGCGTTCTAATAATAAAATGAAGGTATTATTCAGGGGGATGTAAGTCCCCCATGAATTAGTATGAATTACTTGTTGCAAACATACATTGTTACTTCAAAGCCGAAACGCATTTCAGCTGCTGCTGGTTTTGTCCACATAATTGTATCCTTTCTATATAGATTTTGTTACAAGTATAATTATACGCTTAATGTAGAAATGCAATAACAATGGAGGATTAGTTTATGGTAAGTAAAATAATGAGATATTTAATACCAATTATTATGATATTATTAGTTATTGGTATAGTATTACAGTATTACATATCAATAAATATAGAGCCTGAAAGTATAATTTGTCATAAAGGCAAATTATTGTTACAGTTAGAAGAAGGGGAAGCAATTTACACAAGAGCGAAAGGTGTAACTTGTGATTTTGAAAAAGGTATGTTAATTGTTGAGGAGCAATCATGACTGACCCAATTAATCCAGACCATTATAAAAAGGGTGGTATAGAAACATTTGATGTAATAAAAGCAAAGCAAACTCAAGAAGAAACTATAGGATATTGCAAAGGTAATCAAAGAAAATATCTTGATAGAAGAGGTCTTAAGAATGCTACTAAATCAGAACGCTTGGCATGGGCTAAACAATGCAAAGAAGAATGTCGTAAACAAAAATGGTATTTAGATGAAGAAGAAAAAATTTACGATGAAATTATTTCTGAAGAAATGGCTAGTCCAGTAACACCAGACGAATGGATTGACGACCCATTGCATGACGAAGATTAAGACTTTTGGGCAGGTGTGCCACCAATGCAAACAACCTGCTAATACATATGACAAGAAGAAATGGTGGTGTGGTAGAGACTTGTCAGCACATGGAATTTGTAAGAATGGAAATAAGAAGAATAGCGATTGAGGGTGAATGGTTCACTATTCAGTTTTTTAAAGAGGGTGATGGAAGTATCAGGGTAGAAATGGTGCATGATGTAAAAGGGAAACATTATAAAATGTATCCAGATAACAAGATTATGCTAGACACGAAAGAGTCTATAGATTAGAATATGTATAGGATTGTTGAGAAGCACTCTGGTATCCTCCAAATCTTGCCAGCAATGGTGAGTTTACTCTCCAAAGACTAGGGTGTTTCTCTTTTATTATGTTTGAATATTGTTTAATCGTATATATGACAATGGACAGTCCTGAATACATTGGGCACTTTATTTCTTGTGCCGCAGCCAATCAATATGTCCAAGAATTTTATAAAGATGCAGAGTATACAAGCTGTCTGCATGAAGACTATATTTATATGCCTAAAGGGTTTATAAAAAAGGAAGTCCATGTTAAGAGTAGATAAATTACATTTTGATGTAAATGAAATTATTTTTAATGTATTAAAGCTAGAAAGATTCTGGATTAAAAGATTTAATGTGCCATTTTATACATTAGGGCGTAATGCTTATCTTGATGGTAAAACAGAAGATTATTACAAAAATTTGAAGCACATGAATCAAAGATTAATTTCTAACTTTGGAAATGTTTATATATCTATACAAGAATACTTAGAAGAATATCTTGGTGAACCAGTATATTTGAATCATGATTACGCTGTTCCATCTTTTCATATATTTGAATCAGACCCAGTGTTCTTAAATTTTCCTAGTAACTGGCATATAGACTATCCTCATAAAACTTTAGGGATAGGCGAACAAGACCCACACAGCTTTACATATGTGGTTGAGATACCTTCTAGTGGAGCTGGTTTAGAATACAAAGATGGTGAAGAAAATAAATATCTAGAATATAATGTAGGTGATTTTATATTTCATACTGGTGAATTTTTGCATAACATAGCAAATTTAAAAGAATATAAGCCAAATGAGTATAGGATAACTTTGCAAGGTCATATCATTAGAGATAAAGACCGACTAATAATGTTTTGGTAATATGAAACAACATTTTGATTATTGTTATAAATATGGTAAAAATGCTGAATTTAGATTTGCTAGTAATCATTTAGCTAATATAAGTTACCCAACTAAACAACAAGATATTTATGAGCACTGGGATGTTCGAGGAGTGTGTATAAAAATATCAGACAAGCATTTAAAGTTTGATGTAAAAAGTTCTGCCCGTTTAAACCACTCTGATACAGAAGGAATTATGACAGAGGTTTGGGTAGAAGGAACAAACATAGTAGGAAAAGATGGATGGATAAAAGGTAAAGCAGATTATATTGTTTTTGAAAGAGAGCATACATGGTTTGTGGTTAATAGAGAAGAGTTGTTTAAACTAACAAATGATAAATTAAAAGAAAATAATTATAAAGAAGGTAAGGGCGTTTATCTTATTCACACTAGATACGGAAGAAAAGATAAGGTGACTAAAGTCCCATTTAAAGATATGAAGACAATTGAGTTTTATGAATTTTTGAAGGAGAATGATTATGGGAAAGGGAAGTAGTCCAAGACCTATCCCCAATCCTAAAAAGTTTGAGGAAAATTGGGATAGAATATTTGGAAAGAAAGATGCCGACAAATCTAAACATACCGACAAGAAAAAGACTGACTGAAGAAGGATATTTAGTTGAGAATGTAGAGAAGTATAATACATTTAGTCGCAAGAAGAATGACTTGTGGGGGTTTATAGACTTTCTTGCTATTAGACGAGATGAAGTATTAGCCATACAGGTGACATCTAAAAACAATATGTCTGCCAGAAGAAAGAAGATGACAGAACATGAAAATATTGGTAAGGTAAGAGAAGCTGGAATACGAATAGAACTTTGGGGATTTTATAAGGAGAAAAACAGATGGAAAGTAAAAATAGAGGATTTATCGTAAACTATTATACAACTTTTAATGGCACGAAACTCACAAGAGAAGAGTTTGAGGAAAGGCTATTGAAAGCATTAGATGGTGGAGCTATGACCTGTGGTAATCTAGCTAGACTATTAAAGGTCAAGAATCAAACCATATACAACATTACTCACAATATGATTAAAGATGGCACAGTCATTAAGTATAAGGATAGGCAAGGCATATATATGTATGCAAAAGTAAAAGAATGTTTACTTGCTGAACTATTGTATCCAAAACCTGAAGACATGGATAAGATATTTAAAGTGAATGGGGTTACTCATAGAAAGATAGATGATGGCACATCTAAAGGTTATGGTGGTCAAAATGTTGTTTATAATGATAGCTATTATAGCAGTGTTCATTGGGGATAGTTATGGAGATGAATAGATTATTAGAATTGCTGGACAAATGGAGATTGTTCATGCGTTCAGATAATCATAAGCTAGGCTATCCTAGTAAGTCTATAGGAATGTCTTCTGGTGGCGAATCTAGTTATGATGCGTTTGATGAGATGTATGATGAGGTGGAAGATGATAATGTAAGAACAGTGGATGCTGTGATACATAGTCTACCAAAGGAGCAGCAAGAAGCTATCTATGCTCGGTATCTAAAAACAAAGAAACCTTTGTATTATGAAATGAAGTTAGAATTGGCTATAGATAATTTATTAACTATTGTTGCTAGAAGAATAGGTGCTTAATTATCGTTTCCAAATTAATTTAAGCCAATACTTTAATTTCTCTACTCTTTGCTCGTCTGTAAGCTTATTTAACCAGTCCTGACGGTGCATAAGGCTCTTCTTGGATAGATTTAGTGCCTCGCAATATCGTTGATACTCTTGGCTATAATTATCGGTCTCTGTGCCGTCTGGCAGGGTAATCTTTCGTTTAGTCATCTAGTTCTGGAATGTCAGCATAGATAGAGTCAACCACTATCTCTATAGACGAGCCATCTGATAGGAATATAGTCATAGTATCTTCACCATAAGTAATGGCAACTTCCTCTATGATTTTACCTGTCATAACTTCTGCTATTTCATCAATATCCATAGTTCTCCCTAAATGCTGATGGCGGATTGTAACTTTTTCATGTCCTTCACTTGCTTGTTGCTCCTCGACCATTTTCCGCAAGAGTTGCAACGAAGCCTCTGATAAACGGTATTTGTATTGCAAGAAAAACCTCTTTTCTGTAAACTGCTACTACCACAGTTAGGACATACAACACCCTCTGTGAACCCATTGTGGTTTGGATGGTTTCTAATCCAAGACAACATCTTTTCATAGACCTTTTCCAACAATACAACATCTTGGATATTATATTTCTTCATCATATCCCAAGCCTGTTTATCTTTGTTCATGCACCGTATCCACAGCTCATGACCTATATGTTTTACTTTTTCACCAAGACCTAATGCTTGTGCTACATAATCTAATTTGTTACTAGGAAACTTAAATTTACTTCTAGATGTTCGTAGTAAGTCTATTTCTTTGTAAGGTGATGGAGGTGTTAAACCTAATAGAAGAAACTCTTTGTTTAGGGTAGGTATATCAAACTTTGTGCCATTATAATGAATTACAGCATCAGCTTCTTCTAATAACTTGTAGATGTTCTTAATCATTTTACGATGAGTTGTTTCCATCATAGAACTAAAGAACACTTCCTTATCACCTAACCATTTAGCTGCCCAACACATGACATAACTAGATTCCATGAGTTGATTAAGACTAACATTCTGGTTGTAAAGACCCCAGACATGAGCCGTATTAGGAGATGTTTCTATATCAAGTAGTAATATCTTCAAAAGGTCTTGTGCCTGTCTTATCTATAATTAAGGCTTGTTTACGAGGCTTGTCAGGATGGAAAGATAGGTGAACCCATCTGTCATACTCTAAAATAACTTGGTCATAGTTTACATTGGCAGCAACGATAGCATCGCACACACTACGGGGATTGCCGAAGCTAGGACAAATAAAGTCCACCGCCAAACCTTTCGTGTGGCTACTAGTTCGCTTGCTTCCCAGATGATTATTAAGAACATGGCTACGGAAGCCACTACTAATAAGCATAGGATGACCAAGTATATTTCGTACATATTCTAATTCACCTGCTAAATAAGTTAAGTTATCGATGATTTCAACTGTAGGGGTATTGTCAATACCAAGCCTAGTAGCTGTATCGGAATGTGTTAGTTCTTCCAAACTAAAATGTGGTGACAATCTCATTTAGTCAACCCTTTTGATTTCTCAAATGTGCGTAGACCACCTAATCCTAACATACCCATTAATACAGTCATTAAGCTACCCATATCAAATTCAGGTAAGGCAGGAAGTGTTACATTAAACCACGCTGCTATAAATATTATAACAGGAGAAAGCACAAAATGCCAAGCTAAAGCTACACCACAAACCCAGCCAATAAAAGGTCTCCAGCCTGCAACAAGTGCTGAACGATGACTTGCTTCTACCTTATTTACTTCTAATTGTCCTTTAGCTAACTCTTGTGCATGTTTCTCTGACATGGTAGCAATCTCATGTGCTAACTTATTTTTCTGGTCTTTGTCTTCAATAAACTTATCTAATAGACCTGCGACTGGTCCAATTAATGCTGTCCAAACCATGTTATCTCCTATCTAGTGGGTTAGTAGTAGCTCTTTTGATGACATCGAGCTTGTCTTCTACAGACCTAATCATCGTCTCTACTTCTGACTTGGTTGCTTCTGTAGTTGCTTTAAGTTCTCTTTGTGTTGATAGAGCGACTGCATTGCTTTCCTTTGCAAGCACATACGCATCAGCAACTTTTTCTTGTAACCTAACATTAGTGTTTAAACCCTCCAACTGTCTCTCTCTAATTGCATCAACAGTTAATTTAAGTGTATTAATATCGTCTTCAATACCTCTGAACTTACCAGTTGCTTCTATAGTCTTTAACATCTTATTGTAAAATGTCACCCCTGCGTATCCGCTCCCAAGTATTATCGGAAATAGAATAATAATAATCTTCGACATCGTTCCTTTTGAGAAGGTCAAGTTGAAATTCTCTGGTAGTTGCATCTATTGGAAACTCCTGTGTTATACTAAACATATCAGCTAAAGGAGGCTGATAAAACTCCATTGGTTTATTTAAGATTTCTAGTGAAAGGACAAGTCCAAAACCATGAACAATCTCTTTGCTATTATCAACGACATTGTCTACATTATCTTTAGACTGTTCTTCGTTCCGTTCTTGTTTGTCTTGTTTTACTTCTTTGGTGCTATCAGTTTGATTGCTAGTGCTGGTCTCGACTTCATCAGCAGGTTCGTTGAGTTCTTCTTGGACGATTGACTCTATAGTCGGTTCAGCAGGATTAGTCGTCTGCGGTACATCTATCTGTGGTACAGTTACAGATTCTGTTACTGTGGATGTGACAGGGTTTGTAGGACTGGTCACCGATATTGGGGATACTGGGTCTGTTGTGCTTTGAGTGCATGTGTTCTGCGATTCTGACCAATCGCTCCATACTTCTGTGCCATATGGATTTGGGCATGAACTTATCCTTGTTTCAGTAATTTGTCCTTCATAACCACTAGGACATGCCACAATCCTAGAATCAAATGAAGCAACACAAGTAGGAGGGTTAGGGGTACAGTTATCAGAAGTAGTCGCCCAATCTGTCCAGCTTGCTTGTTGGCAAACATAGGTTCTACTTTGTTGTATTCCTCCACTATAATTTGGGGGACAAGATAGTGTTTGATACTCGATACTGTCCACGCAAGCAGTGACTTGATACTGGTCACAATAAGGGTCATCAGGTCTGTGCCATTCACAATAATGGTTCTCAATAGCCACGCTAACTTCGATACCATCGCATACCATACTGCCTTCAAGATACCACCCATCTTCGCCATTATCATAGTAACAACTCCACGCATATAAATTACTCCATTGGATAAGTAACAGTAGGAGGCTCGTAATCCTTGCCATATAACCTCACAAATACTTCTGGTTTAAGTTCATACCATGCTCGTTCAGCAGCATCACCGATAGCACCTTTTATAGGACAGGCACTTCCTGCTTGTAACATAGCTTCAAATACTCTATCATCTTGGCATAATATACCAACAGCAGCGACTTTTAATCCTAAATCATTCATGACTTTGGCAAGTTTGATTCGTTCGCAGTTTTCGTCTGTTATAGTAGCTCCGCCACTGATAGAAATAACGCCTGTATTAGCTCCACCTGAAACGCCAGACTTACACATGTCATTAGAAAAAGCACTAATGCTAGGAGACATAGCAGATGGGACAGGCATCCCAGAATATTTGATAGTAGTGTCAGCAGAAAACGCATAATGTACCCAAAATAATCCTAATAATAAACAACATACAATAACTGTAGTTAATCTATCCATATCAACCCATTTTAAGAGCAATATGAATTAAAATAAAAAGAATACCACCAGTCATACCAATCATGATTCTTTCTAATCGTGTTAGTCTAGCACAGATAGACTCGTATCTTTCTTTACATATAGCCTCATGTGTGTTGAGCCTAGCTTCGGTGTGGTCCATTTCCATCAGAATCCTTTCTTTTTGGTGCGTTGTATAAGTTAATAGGGGGTAGTTTTAGTGTGTGCCATATCATTTCAGCATATTTAATAATCGTTCCTCTTCTGTTTCAGGGCGAGTATTTAAAAGATTGTTAGATAATTGCCCTGCGGCATATGGAGTTATTGCTCTTGTTGATGGGTCAAGTAGACCAAGCCCACCCCTTAATGCTTTTTGAGTGATAGGGCTATATGCTACATCACCTAATGCTGACAATCCTAAAGTTTTAAAAAATTCTGGAAGACCTCCGCTACCTAATAAATTTCCAGAAACAAGTCTTGATGCAGTACCAGAATCAGGGATAGTTTTCCCTAAAACTTCTTGACCAATTTCTGGCAAATCGCCAAATATTGTTTTTCCTTTAGCTGTCATTGTTTTGCCAACAGACATATCTGCTTCTGCTAAAGAGTTTAAGAATTGCTCTGTAGTAAATATACCTTTAGTTTTATTAGCTTTAACTACAGCTTTTTTAATTGGAACAATACCAGCATAAGCTTTATTAACATCAGCTAGTGCATTATTTGGGTCAAACTCTGTTACTATATTTTTAAAATCTTTTCTAATTTCGTCAAATACTTCACCAATATTTGCATCAGAGCCTCCAGCTTTATTGTATTTTTCAGCTTCTTTTCTTAATGCTGTTTCAAACTGTTTAGCATTTTTTCCAGATAAAACTTCATCTCCATCAATTTTTTTTGTATTCTTTTTTAAATGCTTCATAAAAATTGAATAAGCTTTTTTCTTATCAGATTTGTCAATTATATTTCCATATTCTTTTTCTAAAATATCATCGAATCTGTTTTCTAATTTATTTAAACCTGTAGATGGTATAGATAAAGTCTCTAATACATCATCATATTTTTTAGATATAGTTTCACTTACAATGTCAAATGCTTCCTTACCATTTACATCTTTTATTTGTTTAGCTAAACTATTTAATTCAGCTTTACTTAATGCTGGACTAACAGCCTCTGTCATAACTAATTTATTAAATTGAGATAGTGCATTAGCTCTTGCATCTGCTACAGACCTACCATATCCAATATAACTTGTGCTACTTTCTTCAAACCCTTTAGCTAATTTTCCAGCAGCACCTTCTGTAAATGTTTGTCCAACTGTTGGTCTAACTCCCATTTTTAGTAATTTTTTAGCAGCATCTGTAGAACGAGGAAGTAATGAAGAAAATATACCGCCCATTGCCATACCTGCTAAACCGCCTCCAGTCGCACCTTTTAAAGTTTCTCCTTCTCCAGAGCCAGCAGTTCCTGCACCATATATAGCACCTTCAACACCTGCTGTGCCTATAGTTTTGCCAACAGTTCCTAATTTACCTACTTTTCCTAATGTTGCTAATTTTGTAGCTCCCTGCACCCCTTTTCCAACAAGTCCTGCTGGGGTTAATGAAGAAACCACAGAGCCTGCAATTTCACCTCCATAAGCTAATGCTGGATTTTGTTTTTTAAATTCTTCTAGTTCTTTTCTAATATTTTCTACATTTTCAGAATATGTTTTATCATTTCCAATAGAGCGAATATAAGCTTCTATCTCATCACCAAAGCCTAAAGACAAGCCTTGACCAACAGCTCTTATTCCACCTGTAACATTACTAATCTTATTTGCATTTCGATTATAATAATCGACTATTTCTCTATCATCAGAAAAAGCAGAAGAATCTTCTACCTGCATAGTGTCAAATTCTTTTAAAAATTGTTCTTTAGATAGTCCCATAGATTATTCCTTACCTTTTAAAATTCTCATAATTTTTGCACGCTCTTCATTAGTTACAGAGTCATCCAGCATAGCTTCTCTAAATCTATCTTTATTGTAAACATACAATTTTACAATTTGCTGATTAGTCATGTCTGGTAACCTTGCTAAATTTAAATCTAAAACAACATTAGGAGACATTGCGTTAATGGTTTGTTTATTAAATTCAAATTTATTAATACCAGCATATTGTTGATTGCCTTGTGATAATTGAATATCATAATTTTTATAATCTTGATTGTATGCAGTATAAGTGTCTCTTAACATATTAGAAATTAATTGTTCTGCTACTTGTGGATTTTGTAGAATAGTATTTGGGTCTCCACCTAATGCTATCATTAACCTTGCAGCATCTTGCTCTGTCATTGTTCCACCACCTACAATAGCCAATCTGTTTTTACCAGCTAATGTTTGTATTTCACCTGCTTGTAGTTTTTGTGCAAGTTGAGCAGGAGTTAGGTTGCCAGCATCTAATAATGTTTTCATGTCTGCATAAAGCATATTTAGATATTTTGGTAAACCTCTTTCCATCTTGCTATTTCTAACTAAAAATTCAGATGTTCTTCTTAAACTTTCTCCATCTGCTGTAATTTTTGTAGAAAGGTCATTCATTTGTGTGCCAGTTAATTGACCAACATTTAAATCACCAGTTGTTCTGAATTGGAAAGTTTCAGGTAAGTCTTTTGTAAATACTTTTTTACCATCTTTATAGATATATCTTTTACCAGTTCTTGAGTCAGCAGTTACTGGGTATTGAGAACCGCTTGTTGTGTCTATAGCAAATCCTGCCTGTTGGAATGTTCCTTTTTCACCGATAAAATCTTCATCATCAAAATTAACACCAAGATTTCTAAACTCTTTTAATATAGGATTGTAAAAACCCATAGCCCCAACTTTTTTATATGCTTCTGGTGAGCGAGCATTTTGAATAAATTTATAAGCATCAGCAACAGGTTCATTTTTTAAATACTCAAATTGAGGATACTGTTGAGTAAACTTATCAATAGCTGTTTTTGCTTGGTCATATGCCTGTCTGTCTCTTAAGTTTTTCTCAAGACCCATTACATTTGCACCAGCTTGTAAATCTATTTCTGATATTTGTTTTAATACATTAGGGTCTATTCTTTGTTCTGTGGTTGTTGTAGTCACAGGCTTTCTAACAGTAAAGTCAGGACCTATAGCTAGCCCAGCTTGATTAGAGGCATCAATAGGTGCAGAAATAGCATTAGCAGAATATGTTGGCTGTTCTGCAGATGTGATAGATTGGTCAACAAATAGATTTTTTTGCAAATCTCTAATTTTTTGTTCTCTTGCAAATTCATCGAATTGTTTTTTATACATTAACTCTTGACCTAATTGCTGATAAGGATTTTGTGCCATTTGCATACCGCTACCATAGGCTTTTGCTAAATAAGGAATAATACTTCCATACCCTTGATTTTTAGGTTGAGACAAATAAGAAGCACCCATGCCTAGCAGCCCTTGAAACAGAGACCTTTTATTAGCTGCATTAATTTGGTCTTGTGTTATTAAACCAGCGTTTTGTGCATATTTAGCATAAGACGGTAGCCCAGCACCAAATATATTTACATCTTGTGGAATAATATTTTTTAATAAATCTTTTATTGCCATGTCTTTTCCTTATGCAAATCTTGGTTTGTATGTTCTTCGTGGTGTGTTTATAGCTATCATTGTCCCTCTTTCTGGAACTACTCCTTTTGGAGGAGATATTCTAGCCATTTGACTTTCTACAGCAGCTCTTTCTTCTGGAGTAATTGCATCTAAAGTCATAGCACCAAGACCAATTTTATCCATTGTAGACATATCTGCAAGGCTGTCATAAGCTGTAGACCCAATATCTTCAAGTAAACTTGTTTTAACTGGTGTTGTTAAATCTGTAACAAAGTTTTCTGCATTTGGGTCTGGAACATAACCGCCACCTGTCGACAATCCTGATGCACCAGCTTCATCTAAACCACCCATGTATGTAGATGGGTTAATAATAGCATTATCAACAACTCCTGTTGCATCTGCAAAATTCATAGGTGAAGCTGCTTGGAATCCTGCTTGTGATGCAGTAATTGGAGCACCTGTGTTTGATAATAATGATGACCCCATATTATATGGTTCTAATCCCATACCAACGCTAACATTACCGCTTCCTAACAAAGGTGAAGCAATACCTTCTTGAGTTAAAGCTGATTGTGCTACACCCTCAGTGGCTATTTGTGGTACTGATGGAGTAATTGCTGAACCTAAATTAAACAAACCACCTTCTGTAAATCCAGAGCCAAATCCTGTTGAACCACCAAATGCACCACCTGTTACACCACCTAATGCAGCACCCTGTAAAGGGTCTCTGCCTGTTGCTAAAGAGGTTAATGCACCTATTCCTGCACCTATTAATACTGGAGCTCCCATTACTTACCTCCTGAAGATTTGCTTGTTGATGTTGATACTTGACCCATAGGAGCACCGTATGCAGCAGATAGGTAAGATTGTAATTTAGTGTATGGTAAGTTTTGACCAAACTCATATCTAGCAATATCTGACTCTAATGCTTGTCTTTGATAGTCTTCTGCAGTTTGACCTACATTGAGTAGCTGTTGAATGTCTTGGTAATCAGCAGCAGCCATTGCAGGTGCTTGCTGTATTGCTCTTTCTTGAGCAGCTCTTTCAGCAGCATAGTTTTGGTATGCTAATTCACCAGCTCTAGATGTAAGTTCTTTAGCTAAGTTTGTAGAGGCACGAGACTGTAAATCTGCCATAGCACCAGAGCCATATCGACCAGCAGTAGATGCTTGAGATGCAATATTTTTAAGAGCATCTTGGAATTGTGTAGTAGCAACTCCTGCAGCACCTTGTAAAGCATTAGCGAAGTATGGATTGAGACCTAAATTTTGACCTTGTATAGTAGCCAACTGTTGTTGCTGAGCTGCTGGCACTAATGGAGAACCTGCCAATGCTCTATTTTGTGCAGCCTGTAATGCAGACTGTGTTTGTTGACTAGGTGATACATAAGTTTGGTATGGATAGTATTGTGGAGTGTCTGTTTGATAAAGCTGTTTAGCTTCTTGCAAACCATATTCTACAAACGGTCTTACAGTAGGGTCTAATTCATTTGACTGCTTTTGAACAGTAGTTCCACCACCGCCACCGCCTTTATAAAAGGTCAGTAATTGCACCATTCCTGTTCCAAAGAAGATGCTAAATAGTTTGTGAAAAGGTATCATAGTTGTAACTCCATTAAAGTATATTTAGGTTTAAATCCGAACTTCTTTCGCCATAATCTGACGATTCCTTCTTTAGCAGTAGAACCTTGAACTTTAGTTCCACCGTTATTTCTTACCCATGTTAAGTATTGTTCCCAACACCTTTGATTAGTTATGCCACCAATGTAGGTAATGTATGCAACTCGGTCATTAGGATACATGACCCATTGCACAGTAAATGCACATTCACAATCATCACCATTCATTACTAAGAATAGTGTTGAGTTTCCTTGTGATAAAAATTGTTTTAATTGGTCTATAGTAAATTCACCGTTTCCAGTGTCTATAGCTCGTTGTAAATGCTTTTCGGCAAGATGCCAGTATTGATGAATATGTGTTGTAGGAACTACAAAAAGATTGGTCTCCATAGTCAAAACCTTGTAAAATATACTATCCTATTATAACATATCCATAAGTCTTATCTGCTGTATTGTTAGCAAAGTGTGTGATGGTTGCTTGCCCTTTTTGTTGAGCAGAAACATACACATTACTTAAACTTCCACCTGATACAGAATTTAAAGTTA